AGATTAGTTACACCAAATTGATTTAATTTATATTTACTAACGTAACGACCATTAATATTTTCATAATATTTATTTACAAATTCTTTAGTTTGATTAATAAAATTATCATTAACGTCTGTATTAATATTTTTAAAGTATTCAGCTACGGTATAAACAAGATCAATATTAGGAGCATAAGCCATGTTACCTGAAAAACTTTGTAATTCTTTTTTATTAGCAGAAGTTAATTCAGTTATAGTTTTAGTCATATTATCCATTGTTCCTAACTGTCTAATAATATCTTGAGGTGCTACACCCGCTTTACTTAAAATATCTCCAATAAAATATTTGTATTTATTTTTATCGTTTTCTTCAAAATACATACCAACTAATCCTCTTTGGTCTAAAGCCGCATAAACTTCAAAAGCAAGTTTAGCATCTTCCGTGTATGCACTACTTAAAGGTTTATCAAATAAATCTACTATTTGTTTTATAGGTTCATTTTTAGCCATAGCAGGAATTAAAGTCATAGTAGCATTTAAAAAAGCATCAGCATTTGACATGCCACTAGCCATTTTGTTTTTCATTTCTTTTTCAAATGCCTTAGCACCTACTTCAACTCTTTCTGTTTTTGACATACCAGTAGAAGCAAGTTCACCATTCCACCATTGAACTGTATTAGCTTGAAGTTGAATACTATCTCTTAATTTTTCAACTAAAGCTGTAACTCTTGTTTGATATTTAGGATTGTTAATTATTGCAGGTGTACCGTCTGGTCTACCTTGAGTTAATAATTCTATAAATTCTGCTGAAAATCTTCCATCTAAATCTGCATGAAGTTCAGCTTCGTTTATTACTATGTCATCAAATTCTGCTAATGATAAAGCAGGATTTTTATTTTCTTTAATAGTGTTAAACATTTCCAAATATGTTTTAGACATATTATCTTGAAAGAATTTTGCTTTTCTTTCTTGATAATTTTTACCTAAAGTCATAGGTGGGTTAGCTTCGTAAAAAGCAACTTCTAGTGCTTGTTCTACTTGTTCTGGAAGTGATTGTATTTGATAAGAAGTATTACCTATTACAGTATATTTTAATTTATCTTCTTGTTTTTCAAATTCTTTTACATTTAACCATTTTCTTAAATTTGCTGTTTGTTCATTAAAAGCAGTAGCAAAAAGTTCATCACCTTCTTTACCTAAAAGAAACTTAGAACTATATTCATCATAATGAGCTCTCCAATCATAATTAGGGTCATTTCTTTTTGTTAAATAATCTTCCTTAAAACTTGAAATCATTCCATCAATAGAATTGACAGCATATTGTTTATGAGCTCCATACTTAGCCCAACCATTCATTATACTTGGAAAACCTTGCTTGTGAGCCGCTTCTGCCTCAGCTAAAGTCATTCCATTAATTTTAGCTTTTCCTAATTCAAATTGTTTGTTTGCATCTTCTTCAATTTTCTTTTGAGCTAAATCTTTTATTGCAGGATTTATAGTTGCAAAAATTGATGCTAACTCTTGAAAAGAATTTTTACCAACAATTTGTGATGTAGCAGTAGAAATGTTTCCATCTTGCGGTGCAGGAGCATTTTCAATACCTACATTAATTCCTATATCAGTTTCTATCTTAGCCATTAATAATGCTCTCCTGATTCATAATAATCATAATCAATTCCATCTAATCCAGTATCAGGTGGTTGATTATTCATGCTCATCATAGCTATATCTGTTGCCGCACCAATAGCATAAGTAGCAAAAGATGGTTTAAAAGCTCTAGGTAAAGCAAATATTTGATTAGTAAATTTTCTATTCCAAGCTAATCTATTATTAGAGTTAGCTAAAATATAATTTTCATAGTTTTGGTCTACTCTATTAAGTTGTTTTCCTGCACTTCTTTCAATATCACCAATAAGTGTATTATAAATATTTCCACCAATACCTTTTTCAAAGAATTGTACATTAGCACTTCCTAATACTTTTAATTTCTTTTCTTCAATATCTTCTTTTTTAGTAATTAGTTGATCTTCTTTAACTTCTTTTTCTCTAATAAAAGCATTGTCTTTATAAATTGCTTCGTTAGCTAAATTTTTTGCTTTTGTTTGAGATGTACTATTAATGTAATCTGCCTGTGCTTTATCTCCTTGATACTGCGTATAAGCTCCTAAAACTTTACCTGCGATATACGCTTCCATTGTACACATATTATTTTTTCTTCTCCTTTAAAAATCCATAAAATAAAACATCATTAAATGTTTTTTCGTTAATAATTTTAAACCCACACCATTTAAGCCAAGTTAAATGAAGTTTGTTTCTACTGTCTATGTAATTAAACAAAATAGGAAATTTGTCAGACATTTCATCTACTCTATTTTTACACTCTCTTAAAAATTTAATTTTAATCTTTTTAATTTTTGGTGTGCAAAGTAAAAATGGTGAACCAATATTTTTATCATCTAAAGATGCCACCACACCATAAACACCTGCTATTTCATCATCTACAAAAAATGATCTACAATAATCTGTTAATTTAAAACCTTGTATTAAAGTTTTTTCAATATTAGATGTGCCTGTCTTAGCTACAATTTCGTCTTTGTCAGGCTCTCTTAAATCTTTTGCTAATAATTTTAAATGTTTATTTGTTGTATCTATTTCATCTATTTTCATTAAGTTATTATTCGTTGAGCAAGAACAGAAAATACACCCTCCCACTCAGCAGACAGAAAGTTACACGGAATATAACTATCTGAGCTAATGAATATAACTGCGTCTTCGTTTTTACATTGTACAGGAATTTTAAAAGTTCCACTTTCTAAGTTTGGTGTTCCAAGAGAAAATGTACTTGAACCTAAAACATTTCCTGTAAATTTATAAACTGATGTAGTTCTAGCTAAAGGAGTTACACTAACTTCAAAGAAACCAGTATCTCCAAAGATAAGAGCCATCTTTTTAATTTGTAATCTACCTGCATTAATAGTTGTAGCACTACCAGATGCTTTTTGTTCCCTGACATAAAAAGTAGGAAACGTATATTTAAATGTATATTTTCTACCGACTATTACAGGGTTAGCTGAGTAATCACCATCAGCAACTAAAGTTGTATTAGTTGTACTACTTAAAACTAAATTTCTTCCTTTTTGTGTAGAAGACCAAGCTCCACCTAAAACAACTTCTCTAGGTTCTGTTTCTTGATATGGAGTTGTCCAAGTAGTTTTATTAGTACCACTATTATAAACACCAGTAAGTGTTGTTTTTCTATCAACTAATATAGGAAAATCTAAACCAGTATCTTCCTCATTAGTTTTTAAATTCATTTTTTCTAAATAAGTTCCGTCTGCTCTTTTAACAACAAGATACAAATAGTTTTGTATACATTCTCCATCTAATAAAACATCTGCACTAGCAAATGTATATTTAGACCAAGATCGTTGTAGAGCTTTTAAGTTGGCATCAAAATAATATTTATAAACAAATAAATGATTTCTATTACCAGAAGCTATACCAAATAATGTATTTTCAGCAGAGCTTCCTCTTAAAGCTAATAAACCACCATTAATATATCTTGGTAAATTAACTGTTGTATCTAATGCGTCTTTAATTTCTGTATCAGATGTAACATAATATTCTCTTACACCTGCAAAACTACCTCTTGCTATACCAAAGTAAATATTTTGTCCTAATCCAATAGGTCTACAAGTATCATCAATTTCATACTCAGTTGTTTGGTTTACTGAAACTGTTTTAGCAGATAAAACTTCCTCTGTATCAAGAGTAAATTGTGTTTGATCTGAAAATAAAACTAACTGTTCATTAAAAGGTACAGCATATTTTAAAATAGATACTTTGTTATGACTAACCGCTAAGTCAATCATATCATCATCAATAAGTGTAGTAACTGTTGTAGCCCAGAAAGTAAAATAATTTCCTGCTTTAGAAAATATTATATTTTCATCAGCTAATAATCCTAATCTATTTCTATAAAAGAATATGTCATTAATTTTTCTTCCAACAAATGTTGGGTCAGGACTTGTAGTTGTATCTCCTACTGTTCTTCCTGTAAAATTTGGTTCAGTATAACTTGTGCTTGATATAGTATAGCTAGTACCATCTGCTTGACAAAAACGAAAGTTACCATCAGCAGTTCTAATTAGTACATGAGGCATTGTACTTGCATCAAAATTATTATCTAAAGCATCTTTAACAGTTTCGACCCAAGCAGTTCCGTCCCATTTAGCATAATAGTTGTCGTATTCAGTTCCACCTTCTCCAACTACTTCAACCATAAAACCTGTGTAACCTTTATATGGTAAATCAGCAAAAGAATTGGTTTTATCTTTTACTAATATTAAACCATCTCCACCTAAGCCATCTTTAATTTCTGCTGTAAATGTTCCAGAGTTTTTAGAAAGATAAATTAAAGAACCATCTAAAACAACATTGTAACCGCTTAAGTTAGAGTTTAAATCATTATATAATTCTTGTGCTATATTAGATGTAGTAATTGAACTTGCATTACCAGAACTTGAGTTATCTAAAGTTGTAAAACTTGCTTGAACAGCTCCATCAATTTTAATTTCATAAGTAGCTTTATATTGTCCATTCTTTACATAAAATAATGCTTCATCTGGTCTAGCACTTGTTGTACTTCCAGACTTTGCAACTGTTTTAGTTTTATTAATTATAAAAGTATAATCTGCAACAGTTACTAAATTAAAATCACTTGTAGGTGCACTAGAAGTTAAATATCCTACACCATTAGGAGAAACAACTGTTTTAGCATTTCCCGCTAAATCATAAACTTTAATACTTTGATTATTTAAAAGACAAACATACTGTTCAGAGCTGTCTCTATTTATAACGTGGACTTTACTATTAGTTAAAGTATCTGAATTTAATTTAGCTATATGTTCAGTTGGTGGTCTTTTACCTAAACCAGTAATAATATCAGAAAGACCATTTTCTTGTAAAACCGCTTGATTAGGTAGTTTTACTGTATCTGGTTGTTGTGAAACTCCATTTAAAAGATTTGGAATTGAATTTGAAATTAATCTTGCACTCATTATTCATTGTTTATTGTAGTTTTATTCGGTTGATAATTACCACGATCAATTACTCTATAAGTAGAATAGTTATCAAATATACTATGATCTCTTGTATCACCCTCATGTTCTTTTAAAGCGGCTAATGCTTGTATTTCATCAACTTGATGAAACTTATGTAAAGTGTCAGAAGCTAACATTCTATCTTGAAAAATTCTTGCCGCTCTTATTGTAATGTATCTTCTAGCTGTTTCTGGTATTTCTGTAAATTCTAATAACCAAGTTATGTTTACTCTTACATCTTGTTCAATAGTGTAAGTATGGTTTTTTCTATCCCAAAGTTTTCTGTTTCTTTCTACTAAATCTAAATCTGCATCTTGATGTGTGTTATCTACTCTTAAACAATTTGATGGTAAAACAATTTGATTAGATGTGTTTTTAGCAAGTTTATAGTTTACATCTGTATTAAAATGCCAACCTACACTTTGTACTTCTCTTGAAACATTATCTAAAATTTGTACAGCAATAGAAACATCAGTAGTAGTAGAAGATGTAATGGTGTTGACTGGACTTTCACCAATCGAAGTAAGCATTACATTTATTGATTCTAATTTACTTGTTACTGTTGCCATAATTTAAAAATTCCTATTAGTTAAATGAGAGGCGACCGAAGCCGCCTCCCAAAGATAAAACAACGTAAAATTAATTACGAAGTTTTAATTTCAATCGAACAGATTGGATTTAGAGGTGCATGACCCATAGCATATTTAGCTACAACTAATGTACCTTGTCTCTGGATTTGGTAGTCCATTTCTGTACTTAAATCCATTAACTTAACAGTTCCAACTGCGTTTTTCTGCCAAGCACAAGCAACTGTTGTTGAAAAGTTTCCTGCAAAATTAGTGCTAGAACCTTGAGCAACTCCAGAAGTTATGTTTGTAGTAGGTATGTTGTTTGTAGGAATAATATTCATTCCTGCAACTTTTAATACCTTACCGTCAGAGTAAGAACCGCTTCCACCCCAATCTCTGTTAATAACAGTAGTTCCTTGAATTAGATTGTAGTAAGCCGCAGGGCTAACAGCTACATATCTATCGTCTGCAGGAACATCAGCTTCGTCCATAGTTTTAGCCGCACTAAATATAGTTGCCGCCGCAGATGCCGCATTGGTTTCAAAGTCAGCGTCAGTCAATGCTGTTCCCGCCGCTTGTGGCGAAAGTGCAGATGCTCTACTGTTTAAGATTAAGTTTTGATAAACGTGCTTGTCCATCTGATTTGCAAGTGCCCGACCTAGCTCTTTCGAGTAGATGGATCTTACATCATAATGAGACATAGCTTCGTCTATCTTAGCGATAAACACAGGAGCGATTAATAAGTTCTCAATAGAGATTGTTCTCTCATTGTGAGTTATTGAACCACCTGTGATTTCATTTCCTGCTGTATGGTAAGAAGCAGTTGCTTTACCAACGATAGGAAACTGGGCGCTCTTTCCACTAGAAATTGTACGAACTAAATGTTTGTCTAGTGTTGAGTTTGCTGTTTCAAAAGCAGTAATGACCTCTCCTGAAAATACTTTCAAGAAAGATGCTGTTGTACTACCTGAACCAGCGTTTTGCCCTATGTTTGATACAGTATAATTTGCCATTATATATATCTCCTTTGTTTAGGGTTGTTGCTAATTGAGCGATAGTAATTTCAGTTTCAGAATTGTCCGTCCTCAGACGGGTTAAGTCTTACTTTTACTTGCTATTCTAGGACAGCAATTTATCCTAAGAATTCTATATTACTTTTGATCTTGCTACTTTGTCAGCTACCATTTTTCTAAATGCACTATCAGTAGCGTATCTAGGGTCTGACATATCAGCTTTCATTTGACCAACACTTTCATAAGCAGAGCCACTTGATTGTGAATTATCTCCTGTTGAAAGGTTTGGTTCTCTTGTTTCAGCAGAATATCTAGCGTACATACCTTTAATAGCAAACATAGCACTATCATTACTTTGG